GACTGATATTACATCTGATGGGATAAAGGCATTAGTTCCGTCACCAAATTCAACATGCGTTCTTTTATCATTTTTATCTAAGATATAAACTTGTTCTCTTTCTCCTGCTTCAAAATATTCAAAATCACCGTCATACCCTTCACCCGTGTTCATTTTAACTTCGTAATCATTTTTGAAAGTGATTATTGCTTTACTTTCATTTATATCATCCTTCTTAACTAAGGTTAGTTTAAAAGAGTCATGTAAACCAGTTTTCTTTTTTCCGGCTTTACCGTTAGTAACTCTTACGTAAGCATCATGTCTACCAACTTTTCCGTCTACTCTTTGGTAAATATTACCGTGTTGATTTTTAACATAATCTCCTACTTCAATTTGACCTCCAGTTGCTTCATTCAAGTCAGCATCTAATTCAAACTTCTTAAATTTATCTACGTCATTGATACTCTTAATATGAACTCTCTTACCGTCTTTATCTAATCCGTATACTTTAGAACCATCATTTCCAGGTTTCTTTAGCTCTGCTTTTGCTCTACGTTTTGATACTGATGAACCTATTCTTAAGTCCTTTCTGGTAGCTTCGAATAAATCTTTAGCTTTTAATACTTTCTCCAGGTCAAATATAGCATTATGCATTGAATCTAATTTAGCCTTTAAGTCTTTATCTTTAGCAGCAATCATCTTTAATGGATTTGAATGTCTAAATTTAAACATTGCTCCATTAATATCTGCTACTGCTTTTTTCACTAACTCTTTTGATTTATTGCCATCTAATTCATTAACTGCTTCGCTAACTCTTTTCCCTAATCCAGGTAAGTTTCTTAAATCTTGTACGTATTGATCTGTTTTAACAATAATAGTACCTAGATTAGTATCTTCTCCTTCTGGGTCTTTAAATAAAGTAATTTTAGATACTCCAGGATTAAAGCTTGGATCTCTGTCTTTAAAGTTACTGTTGTAATATTGTGTTTGATGCATCTGGTATTCTTCACCTTCATGTTCTAAATTATGATATTGAACGTGAACAAACATTGGTGCATATCGACCCATTCTAGCTTTGATAGGACTCTTATCGTGTGCTTTTAAAGCTTCAACGGCATCGTTTTCACTTGCTACTCCTTTAGGAAGTAAGTCTGCAAATATTCCTTTACCGAACATATCAGGACCTCTTTTGTTAGCATCATCTATTACTTCTGAACCTTTAAATCTATTATCGGTAAATTCTTTTAATACTTCATTTTTAGTTTTTTTCATTAAATCTATAGCGGCTTGTCTAGCTTTTAACCTTGAGATTTCTTTTGCAAATCCTTTTGGATTTTCAGCTTCAAGTTTTTTAATCTCTTTTGCTATATCCTTATCTGCAACCATATTTTCAGCTAAAGAAGATTTGAATACATCAATAGAAACTTTTCTTTTCTTACCTTTAAGTTCATATTCTACAAAATCCTTTGAGCCTGGTTTTTTAATATAGTCAGTTATTTTTACATCTACAGGTACTTTTTGATTCTTAGCTGCACTGTATTTTTTTATAGCTACAACTTTACCAATCTTCATTGAAAGGTCTTCATTTAGTCCATCAAATTTTCTTTGTTTTAAAGCTGCCATGATAGCATATACAGCATCTTGCTCTTCATATTCGTATCTCTTAGCCATTGCTTTAATAAATTGATTGACTTTATTAGATACTTCTGGATTGAGTGATTCTTTTATCATTTCATTAAAGTCATCTTCATCAAAATCGTAAAAACCTAATCTTTCTAGTTCATCTGCTTCATATTCATTAGTTAATTTACTTCTAAATTCCGGTATAGAACCTATCCATTCCATTATTACTTCAACACAGCCAGGATTATCTTCTATAAATTCATCAAAACCTTGTCTATATCCTAGTGCTCCAAATATTTCATCTAAATTTCTAGAAGCATTTTCTTTTAAATTATTAGCTTCATTTAAAGATTTAAAATGCTTCATAAGTTCGTTTTTCAGCACATCTTCATTTATAAATGCTTCACCGGAAGGTTTTACTCCTACATCAACTAATTTTTTATTAAAAGAAAAATCTGCTAGATGAAGATTACCGTCTTGAATATGAAATGCAAATTCGTCTTCTCCTGCTTCACCTTTATACATAACATGTATATCAAATGAATTTTCTTCTAAACGATGGGCTTTAATTCTTGCAACTTCATCTCCTAGTGTCTTTAAACATTTAGTTAGCGCTCTACCTACTTGAGTTATCATATTTCTCATATCGTTAACTGAGAATTCTATGGTAGTGTCTTCGTTTTCTTCTATTTTATCTACTAAGTCTACATTAACTCCCTGTTTAGTAAGCTTCTCTGCTTTTCTTTCATCATCTGTACGTACTGTGCCGTTTTCTTCTTTCAGTAGTGAAAGTTTGTTGAGTATAGATTCTTTTAGTGTATTAAGTTTAACTGTGGTTTCTTTAACAAATGTAGTTGAGTGCTTTGAACCTTTATTTGTGTTCAAATCTTTTAAAGCAGTTTCTACCTTAATTAAGCGTTTTTTAAGCTCGTTGTAGGTCATGTTAGTTTCTTTTAATTTTATAGCTATATAAATAAATAGATTCTTTTTATTAAATACTTGTATTATTGACAGTGGTAGTTTAGGTACCTCTGTAATGCTTTTGCAAAATGTGTTCCTTTATCTTTTAATTTACCTTTCTCTTTTCGTACTTTTGAACAAGATAATTTTCCAATTCTCTTTTTTAATATACCCGGTTGTACCGGATCATGTGGACCTTCATAAAGCACTTCAAGTATTATATCTTTTAAATCGCTTCTATTCATGCCGTTTATATTGCATTTCTTTTTCTAAGTTCTGAGCTTATTACTCTTTTCTTTTTACTCATAGAAGGACTTTCCAAATACTTTAATAGGTCTTTTGTAGACGCACTAGCTACTGTATAGTGTTTCCACTTCCATTTACTAGTCATCCTACCGTTACTGTCTTTTTTATATTCCTTAGAACTTGGTTTTAATTTTGGTGCCATTTTAATATTAATATTATTTCTCTTTCCATATATCTCCTCTACGGCAGCGAACAACTGCTCCGGATGCGTATGCTGATGGCCAGGTGTCGTATTTTTGTTTTGCCAATCTTGTACACCTATCATCTTTTTTCTCATTTAGATTATCATCTGTCATTGCATCATATCTATCTTCATCGCTTTGTGCAGAATTAAGCATATCATTTAAATCATGATCATCTCTGAATTCTCCTCTAGGGAAGGTAATAGCATTAGGTAAATCATCTCCTCTTCCAATATGAAGTTCATAATCTTGACCTTCTTTATAATTACTTCTTAAGTGATCTACAACATCTTGTATTGCTTCTAGATCATATCCTAAAGTAACCATGTTGCTTTTCATTTCATATAACATTCCTACAACTAGATTTTTAACGTCTTCAACGTTTACTTTTGCTTTTTTAGTATTTTTCACGATTTGTTGTCCTTTAGCTCCTGCTTTCTTTTTTTTGGCAGCAGTAGCGGCTCTTTGGCCTTTTGTTAAACTTTGTGCTTTTGCTTTTGGTAAGCACCTATCAGGGTTCTTTTTATTCTTTGATGTTCCACAATCCCCAGCTATATTACCAGACGAAGAAATACGAACCCATTTTTCTTTTTTAAACCAATCTCTTAGTGATTCTTTAACTATATTTCTTACAGTATCTTTATTCATTACTGTAAACGTATTACTTCAGATAGCAGCTTGATTACCACTCCGGCTAGAACTGTAAATATTATCCAAAGAGCTTTCTGTACACTGTCTTTCCATTTTTTTAGATCTTGTATTTCTTGAAGTTTATTAAAAAAATCTTTTTCGTTTTCTTCCATCCTTCTGCGAAAAGCTGAGTTTTGATTAGTTTTTACTATTGTACCGTCTTCTGGGTTTAGTAATGTGTATTTCAGGTCCGACATGTCTTCTTTTAAAGCTTTTACATCTTTAAGCATAATCTTTAATTCACCATTCGGCATATGCTTTTTTATGTGAACTAGCTCCTGTAGTACTGATTCAAGTAAATCTTTCTGTGTCATATTAACTGATGTGGAATATATATATATTTCTTATAAATATAGCCTATTCCAGCTTAAGTTTTAAAAAGTCAATATACTCTTGTAATTCTTTAGTAATTTTTCTTTTTGATTCTGTTTCATTACCTTTCCAGTCTTCTATATCTCCTTGTTCTGTAACAAACGTCTGTTTGCTTGAATCATTTATGTGCTTAATTTTCTGTTCAAAAGCTTTTATAAAGTACTTAATATTTCCTTTATTAACACTTCTAATGTAGTCATCGAATAGTCCGTTTTTTCTTAGCTCTTCTGTGTATTCCATATAGCAGCTAAAACACATTTTTGATTTTTTATATGTTTCTTTACTTAGGTAGTATTTCATTGTTCCGCTACACTTTGGACAGGTAAGGGGTGTTTGCATCGCCTTTTTTGCTGAATCAAATTTTGTTACGTTCTGTTTAACACCGTTCTTTATTGTCCACTGTTTACCATTCTCCTCCCATATCTCTCCTTCTATATGTACTGTAGATTGTTTTTTATATCCTATTTGTGATTTAGTAGATGCAGTATAATCTTTTTTAATAAGATTTCTCATTCGTTCTACATCAGCTTTTTTAAACTCTTTTTTTAGTTTACTACTCATACCCTAATTCTCTAAGACCATTTAATGCTTCTGTTATATCTCCTCCTTTTACCCTAAACGCTATACCTCCTTTTGCTCTCCATTCTTCTATATTTGACTTTTTATCGTCGATAAGTATTGAGGTAGAGTTTGCGTAATTCTGTTTATTTGCCGAGTATGCAAATATTACTTTCGGTTTTGGAGTAAGTTGATTTTTAACCCAAAGGTTTTTACCTAGTCTAGATGTATTATCTCTTGATGGTGAGGTAAGGAGGGATGGATTGTACTTAGATATAAAATTCCACAGTTCCCTTCCTCTTGGCATCCAGTCCATTCCTACCCAAAATGATACACCTACTATCTGATCTATAAATTTCCAGAATTCGGTCATACCAAATATTGCTTCAAAATCTTTTGGTTTAATTACTTTTTTTATATCCTTGAGCGGATAGTAGTCGGGACCTACCTCATTTACTTTGTCAAAAAATCTTTTTTCAAAGTCCGTTAATACTCCGTCCATATCGCAGTATATCTTGTACTTTGATGTAATTTCTGTTACTGTTGGTGGGTGTGCATCTAATAAATCTACTATACTTGTACTCATAACCTTTTTTTTAGTTTATACTATTCTTACTTAATATACGAATTTTTTTTGTAATTACCAACTAATTTTACAGTTTTTCTTTAATACCTAGTGACTTAAGTCGCAATGACCATACTCTCTTAACATCTTCAACATCTTGTTTAGTTAGGTATGGATCACCGTTTTCATCATATTGCTCTGTAAAATCGTAAAGGTATTGATCTACAACATCTTTAAAAGGACGCTTTGCTTTCTTAGCTGAAAGGTACAGTCCTTGAATGTTTGCATCTATTTCAGAAGGTATTGTTAAGTATTTATACCCATTTTTAATATCTCCGGATCTAATTTTCTCTCTAAATTCTTTCTCCTTACTTGTGCCGAATATACCTTTAAATTGGGCATCTTTACCGAATGATTTACTTCTTTCATTTCCTCCTGCTTGTGTAAGGTGTTCGATTTCGTGCCTTAACACATCTGTTATTTGAGCTGATAATTCTTCAAAATCTCTAGGAAAATTGTACGGGTCTAGCACAAATTCTAATTCAACTTTAGGTTGAATCCAGGAATCTGTAGAGTCAAAACCTCCTTTAGAAGCTCCTCCGTTTCTCATTATACTATCACAGCCCTTAACAAATATAGCTTTTAAGTCATAGTCAAATTCTACATCTGATTCTTTTTGAAATTCTTTATCTATATCGTCCGGTAGTGATAGTATTACTATTGGGTAGGAGTCCTCTACTACTTTTTTCATTGCTATTTGAGCAGATTCGGTTTTAACATCTCCAAAATGCCCCTCTTTGTAGTGGTTTATTTTTTTTGCTAAAGCATTCTTTACACCTTCTATACTCTTATTAGTTAGGTAGGTGGTAATTGCATCATACCTACCTTCTGTTATAGTTTTATTTTCTTTAATAGATTTATCTCCATCTAAATTCTTTAAACTATCTTCCCAATTGCGGAAAGTTATGTTACCTAGAAGGTAAGCTTCTTTTTCTATTTCCATTAAGTACCCGTCTTCATTAGTGTTTGAAGTATCTATACGTCCTAACCTTCCTTCAATATTCTGCATATGGTGTATCATCTCGTGGGAAAAAGACCTAACGATATCCTTATCGTGTCTCCCTTCTACAAAGAGTACTATTTCTTTTAATGCAGGACTGTAGTAAGCTGTTCTACCGAAAAAATTACTTGCTTCTATTGGATCTTTTTTAATTTTTACCTCCGGCAACGGTAGTATATTCATTTTGCGTTCTAACATATACTCTAATAGCGAACTTATATAATCTTTTAATTCTAGTTTCTTCTCTGTGCTTTCATTAAGTTCTGGGTATCCAACTGTGATTGTATTTTTATTATATTTTATAGAAGCATTGTTGGGTATCAGTCTAGATAGGTACCTGTATAGGTTATCTGTGTCATTTTTCTTTTTACTTTCTACAGGGGTATTTTTAATAGCAGGTTCTTCAGGTGCGAAGTATTCATCTATAATTCCTCCTAGATTTGAGGTTAAAATTTCTGCTACTATTTTATCCTTTAATCCTGTGAGAATATTTAGTATCTCTTCTCTAGATAAGTCTTCAGGAAAAAAATCTAAAACCGTATCTAAATTACCTGAAAGTATATTATTCCTAAAATCTGTTGCTCTAATTGTTGATCCGGGTTTTGCTGCTAATGCTAATCCTTTCACATTTGGAGCGTTTTTATAGGTAGTAACTCTTCTCAAATCTACAAAATCTTTTTCTCCTCTTATACCTGTTACTGATGCAAATTTTTGTTCAGGGTTAGCTTGTGCATAGTCCTTAGCTGCGAACATTGGATTACTCCCTCCGTCTCTTATCTCAACATTACCTAAGTACTTAGCATAAATATTCCATATATACATCGATTCATCTTTGGATATACCGTTTCTCTCACCTGCTCCTACAAAAACTATAACTTTATCTATATCCGGTTTTTCACCGTTACTGCCACCTAGAAGTGAAGCACCAGTTTCTTTATAATTGTCTTTATTATATAGTGAACCGTTATATGTTCCGTCTAATAGTGATTTTACTACGTTGTAATGTCCTCTATGTGGAGGTTTATATGCGCCTGGATATAATGCTATCATATTGTTTCGTGTGTTGGTTGACCCCAGGGTTTAATCCAATATTCCCAAAATATTTGTTTTAACTTTTTCATGCTAAAAATGTTTGTACTTTTTGATCTATTTCTCCTACTGAGGAGTGTTTTAATTTTTCTTGGAATGTTGGGTTATATATCATATCTACTATATTATCTAGTACCTGATCTCCTTTTTCTTTCCTTTTAATACTGCTCTCTCTATATTTTTTAACAGCAGCAGCAAGTTTATCTTGCCCTGGGCCGGTTCCGTTTTTTCTGTAAGCTTTGAGAAAGGTATTTTTAATTGCTTTATCTTCTGATCTATTATTTTTATCCCAACTTATACTTCCGGCATCTTTTATAAACTGCTGTTCTTCTTCAGGTGTCATTTCTACTGGTACAAAGAATGAAGAACCGCCGGTGTTATTATCTTGATTAAATTTATCTAAATAATCTTTTACTCCATTCAAACCGTTTTTAGCAGCTTTGTCAAATCCTTCAACTTCTTTTTGGTACTTACCGCCTCTATCACTAACAAATATAGATAGATTACCTTTTAATTGCTTGTTAAAATCTTCTATTTTAGTATATACATTTCTCCAGGTAGCGAATACAGAATCACCAGGGATATTTCTTTCCCTAGCCATAAAGTTAGAAACATATGAGATCATGGGGTGAGTATATACCATAACCATATATACCTTGTATCCTGAGGCAAGTATTTTATCTAGGTTTTTTTGAAATCCTGCTCCTGATGCTGTTGTGTCCCAAACAAAGCTAGTTTTTTCTTCTACTGCTGCCATTGCGTCTTTGGACGTTTGGTTGGCTGCTGGTCCTAGTTTGTTGTAATACTGGTGGGTTTTGTCTTCTATATACTTGTCTGGGTTGAATTGAACTAGACTGTCCAAGCCTAACTGGTTGAGTAGATACGTTTTCCCTGATCCTGCTCCTCCTGCCATTATCACTGCTTTGGGTGCGGACCTGTCTTCTAGTATTAGTGTTGATAGTTTTATCATTTCTCGTGTTATTTATTCTTCGGTTCTTTACTTCTACTTTAATTAAATCTGCAATGTCGTCTACTGTTTGAGTTCTTTCTATATTTCGGCTTACTACTCTACCTGAAATATTACTGTTTATGCCTCTTCTGCCATAAGTATTTGTTGTATTCCATGCTCTATTATAATTAGTATAATAGTTCCAATTGTTCCACCCATAATTGTTCCAACCATAGTTATTCCAGGCATACCCCCAATTGTTATACCCCCATCTATCATATCCAAATGGTGACCATCTATGAGGTGTAAATCCCCAAACCCAATCATTCCACATTTGATCTCTGTTCCAGTAAGAACCATAACCCCAATATGGGTTATAACGATTATACCTGTTACCTAAAATACGATTATTCCAATCAAATGAAATAGGTTGACTTAAGGCATATTGGGCAAAATCAAATCTGAAGTTAATATCTGTTCTAAGTAAACGTTGTAATTCAAATTCATTATTTATTACTACTATTTCTGCATCTGATCCTTCTATGCTGTATATTGGATCGTGGCCCGTTGTACTTACATGCCATGTTGATGAACATCCTGCTAATAATAATACTAGTAATAATAATAATGATTTCTTCATATGTTATAATTTTAGTGCTGTAGGGTAACTATTATAAATAGGTTCTGTATTAGGGTTCTCTAATGAATATAGTTTATATATCATTTTAAACAGTTCAAAATTTTCCTCTATTTCATCTATCTGTAGGACTTTCCATCCTTTTCCCTGTATTACGTTTTTCTGTTTTGATGGTCCTCTAGAATGAGCTTTTAACCATATTATACCTGTACGTTGTATTTTTATTCCTTTTGCTTCTTCTAAACCTTTAGCATAAGCTGAAAGCTGTAAATCAAAAGACTTGTGTACTGAGTTTGATGTTTTGATGTCTAATAGCCATATTTCTCCGTGCATTTTTACTACCAAATCTGCTGTTCCTGCATATTTGTGTTCATCCGACCATACAAAGTCTTCAGCAGATATTAATTCCGGCTTATGTGTTCTCCAGAAGTCAGCAAACTTTAATATCATTTCCCAAACTATTTGAGAGTATTTTGCATTACCGTAATCATCCATCCAGGTAACTTCTTTACCTAGTACTAGCTGTTCACATGCTTCATGAACTTGTGTTCCTTGTTTACCAGCTCGTCTCATAATAAGATCGGCGTTATGCCCAACGTCTTTAAGCCAAGACTCAAAAAACTTGTTCTTGGGCATATACTGAAGTATAGTTGTTACGGACGGGTAATATACTCCTTCGCCTCTCTTATAAACTCTTCTATCTAAGAAATTAATCTGCTTTAATTGCGGGTTAAAATCTAATCTCTTTTTTTCATTCTGTTCTAGAATGTTCATTCCTTGCTTTATCATAGGTTTAATTTTTGCAGCATTATTTTAGAAAAGTCTAGTTCTGCTGCGTTCTGTACTAATTTGGTAAATTCTTTAAACCCTAATTGTGAAGGGTCTTTACCTTTTAGTTCTATTAAGTAAACTTTAAATCCTGCTGCTATAAATTTTTCAGCTATCCTTAAAGCTGCGTCTTGTGCATCTTCATCTAATGCAATGTATATATCTGTAAGACGGCTTGTTAATATTTTTTTATATAATTCGGTTGATACACTTTTACCTAGAAGTGGTATAGCGTTTCGTTTAATAGCCATGGCGTCAAAAACTCCTTCACAGAGTATAATTGGAGTATTCCAATTAATAAGATTTTCGTAGAATATTATGTCTTTAGAAACTTCAGGATTTTTGTATTTAAAGAAGTTTCCATCATAGCTTCTTCCAACAAAATAGTTGAGCCTATTGGACTCAGTATAACTTGGCAAAATAACTCGTCCTCCATACTCACCAGTTGTGCAGTATCCAATACTATATTTAATAAAATCATTGTCGGTAAGTCCTCGTTCATATAAGTAATTTTTAACTATGTTAGCAACAACTGATGATTTAGAAGCTTTATATAGTAGTTGGTATTCTTTTGGTAACTCTACTATAGATAGCTGCTTATACTCTATATTTGACCCTTTTGGAAGGTACTTTAAAACTAATGCTGCTTCTTCTCGAGGGGTCCTTAACTGTTTAAGTAGTGAGCGTATTGTACGGCCTCTTGTTTGACATACCCAGCATTCCCAAGGGTTATGTCCTTCCTCGTTAGTTTCCATATTTATCTCTAACTTGGGTTTTCTATGATTACAGAATGGACAATGAAAAGCGTGGTTTCCTCTAGCTCTCTTGTGAGATTTACCCAAGAGGTTTTCAATAGAACCTAATAAAAAAGTATAATCCATGTAGTTGTCCGTAACTATTATCTTATAATATAAGAAAAATAATTCTAAATGTCAACTAATTTCAGTTTATTTTTTTGATTAACCATTACATTTGATGGTCTGATATCTAATTCATCTGGGTCGAGTCCCATTCTTTGTGCTTCTGCTTCAGTTGCTTCGATCCATTCTTCAGGAATATCTCCTTTAAATTCTCCTAGCACTTCCATTTGGATAATTCCTAACTTCTCATTAATTTCTTCTACATCGTATATAAATGCAAAGTTGTTTGTTTTTTTACCTTTAAGTATGTGTGCATGTTCTAACTCTATTGAATCAGTTGTTACTTTATATACTCTACCGTTTAAAAGATATGCAGAGCCGTAATCTCCTGAGCCTAGATATTTCCCTCCAAGTTCTTTTACTTTCTCTACTTCTTTTTCAAATCCGGGATCGTAGTAGAGTATTTCACCTAAAATAACGTGCGATAATCTCATTATTTAATATCGAATTTAAATTTAATTTTTGGGTAATAGTATCTTTCTCCAGGGTCATGGTCAAAGTAATTAGAGGATTGATCTAAATCTACTTCGTAACCTTCTTTGGAGATTATATCAATAGCCTTTTTAAACTCATTATCTGGTAAAGTGTCTTTATGTAAGAATTCTACACTTCCGTATCCTTTTCCTTTCAGCGGATCATTATCTAATCTATCTTGATTGTATTCTGCTATTCTAACTGCTATTCTATAGTTTGAGGATAGTCCTGTAATTAATTCCACCTCTAACTCTTTTTCCTCTTTACTGTATTTATCGTACAATTCTGATATAATATTTTTTAATTTCATTTCCGTTCTATTTTAAGGGTTAAGTCTCCTGTGCCTTTTATTAGTCGATGGTACACTTCCTTTGGTATAAATAGCTTGTTATCATCTAAAGAAACGGGAAGGTTGTTATCAAATTGAAATTGCCAATCTGTTTTATGCGTTGCTACAACATACCGATCCTCTCGGTCTTTATGCCAAACAAATTCATCTTCATCTGTATTTTGATTGAAGTGCCTGATATCGCCGTCATCTAAGTACGGTCTACCAGTATCCTGAGAAGTTTCTTTTTCCACCTAATGATTTCCAATAACGTCCAATATTACAAGCCCAGTAACCTGGTTTTGTTTTATCTTTTTTAGTTGAGCACTTATGACGTGCTGCAAATGATGATCTTGCTCCAGGTTCATCTATCTTAACATTTAAACCTGTTGTACCGCCAAAGGATACTTTAACAACATTTCCTTTTTTGTTTTTAGTATAAACAAAGAATTTTTTAGAACCTCCTCTTTTTGGTTTATTTAAAGGTACATCTTTACCTTTATACTTAGCTTCCTTTACACCTACTTTATTCCTCTGATTCCAAACATTGTCTTTTTCTTCATCAGTACAGTCTTTAAAGTCTTCATCATACTGTCTATGAGCTATAAGATCTAATCTAGTTTCTTCTTCATGTGATAGCTGTCTTCCTTCATACTCTGCTTCATAAATCATAGGTAAATCTAATGGTACTTTCTGTTCTTTAAATACTCCATACTCTCCTATATCTGTTGTTTCTATTAACTTTAAGTCTTCTTCATTAAGTTGAATTTTACCGTCTCTATAAGCGTCTCTTGCTTCAGCAAATAATTGTATAAAGCTATTGCTAGAATAACGGTAGACATTCTCATATAAAGAGAGACTGTTATCTATATGATACTTAAGAGAGGGTGTACCTATTATTTCAGTTAATTTAATCATATTATATTATTTTGTATTTCTGTTCTGCCACTCTTGTGATATTGAATCTTTTTCAATTGGACCTCCTTTTGCCCATGTTCTACAGCTTCTTGCTGAATGGCATTTAAAATGATGCATCCAACAGTAACCTAGTTTTCCATCTTCATCAGATGTTACACCTGGCATACATTCTTCCATTCTTGGAGATATATCAAATGCAACACAGTTGCTACAGTTAGTTCCTTTTGCTGCTTCTTCTGTAGTGTTCCAGTATTTAGCTATATCTTTCCAGTAGTTACCGGGTTCGTTAACATTTAGTGGACCGTATTGAATATGGGTTGCCTTTATTGCTGAGTCTCTATTTTTTGTGTTTAGTATTAAATCTTGAGTTGCAGCAGGGCATGATTCATTATCTTCTTTAAGTATTATATCTCTTAGTTTCATAGTGTAAAGTCTTTTCTGTAGAATTTTCCTAGGATATTGTCGTTAATATATGCATCCTGGTTCTCCAGCACTTCGTTTATAAATAGATATTTACATTCATAGTACGTAAGTAACTTCTTATTAGGAACAAAATATAATATACGTCTTTCAAAGTCCATTGGGGAACCTTCTTTAACGTATTTTAAAATATCTTTATGAGATCCATAATAAGTCTTCCAATCTGATTCTTTTATTACTTTCTGTTTTAATGGTGTTCTTCCTCCAATTCCTTTTGCTTTTCTTTCTTCTCTTAGGGCCTCTAAAGCTCTTTTCCCCAGTCTTTTATTACGTTCAAAGAATAGTACTTTTTTACCTAAGTACTTTTTGCCACTAGGTTTATGAAATGTTTCGTAGATAAAACCGTAAGTGCCTTTAGGCATATCGTCTATAGATGTAATAAATTTTGAGTTATATGTCCAACCTGGGATTGTTACCATTTATTAAATATAAGAATAATTTTACAGGATTACAACTACCCTGTATACATAATATATGCTAGAGCAAAGTAAGGGGGTATATTACTATCAGCTGTGATTGTATGATTATGGCTTCCTGCTCCACCGGTATAGTACGATTCCCCATTTCTATAGTACACGTACTGATTATCATTATCAGTATCTCCACTACCTTTGTAAGGTCCTCCTGCTATCGGACCGTCTACTCCTGAGATTGCTTTGTGTTGTCCTACTCCTGGGTCATTTACCTCCATATAGTATGAATCCTTATAATCATGTTTATGAGAAGGTATTTGAGCTGTTGTTAGTGTTGTACCGCCTGTGTTTCCTCCATGACTGTGGTTTATGTTACCTCCTGTAGATTGTGCACCGCTTCCCTGTATTGTTGTGGTTGGGGTACCTGTTGTGTTATTAGATCCTATTATAAATTTATTTCTTAGGTCCGGTGTTGTTATTGAGTTTTGGATTTGACCATTACAAAGAGCCCATCCTGATGGAAGTGATTGTACTGCTCCGGACCACATTATAATTCCTCCTTGTGGTATTGGTGCTGCATTTACTTGTTTTGTTACTGCACCGTTTGACTCTCTAACTAAATAATTATAGTTAGTAGCACTAGCAGCGTTTGCGACACTATTTAAGGTAAGTGTATCATCAAATGTAGCGCTTTGACTCACATATAAAGATCCAGATACTTCTGCATCGTCTTCTATTGTTGCAGTTCCTGTTACATCTATAAAAGACCCTGATATACCGCCTGCTACTGTTAATTTATAAGTCCCACCTCCTACTGCATCTGTTCCTATACCTACCTGTCCGTTACCTTTAAACATTGCTACTAACTTGTTGTAAGTTACATCGAAGTTAGATGATGTAGGCGGTCCTGATAGTATTGAAAATGTCTGTGATGTAGTAGCAGTACCGAATGATTTAAGTCCTACTATTACGTGACCTTCATCTGGTCCGTCTAGCATAAATCCTCTTTGATTACCTACATTGTTCATTTCCGTAGTAAAAGGGACTGTAGTACTGTTTGAATCAACATATGCAACTCTAAACTTTGCATTTATGTTATTGTTGTTACCGTCTACAACTAATGAACCGGATAGGTTATTATCACCGTGAGATGAATTAGCGTTTCTTGTACTAATTGATCCGTCTCCGTTTATACTTAAAGCAGGAGTTGGTTTGTACCTGTTTACTATAAAATGTATACCTGCAGAAGAAGGGGTTGCTGTTGGTTCTGAATGATGGTTAGTAATATTAAAGCTACCGTCTCCTATTTCATTCAACTTAAAACTGCTACTATAGTTTACACTACCATCATCATACTGTAATGTTAGTTCTGGTTCAGATACTGCTGCGGTTCTTTGAATTTTAATTCCTCCGTCTCTTATTGATAATCTAGTATCTGATTCTGGTTGTGCATTTGCACCTAGTAGTACTGTGTTGGTGCCTGCATTCCATCTAAAATCGTCATCTCCACCAAATGATCCAGCATTGTTATACTGTATTGTAGTTGAGTTACCTCCTACCGGTGGTGTTGATCCAGTATATGGATTCAATGGTATTTGTATTTGTGTTGCTGAAACCCCTAAGCCACTACTTCCTGTGTAGTGTAGGTTTAAGTACTCTTGGTTACTACTAACTGATGCAGAATAAAAAAATGAGATAAAGTTATTATCTACCTCTGAGTATGTTAGTGCTGTTGTTTTGTCTGCTCTTAATACTATAGCCATGTTATATATCTAGTTTTACTACTACCGTCATTTCTGTATTCTCAGAAACCGGCACAGGTTTGGCCATTTTAGCAATGGCGATTAATTCATTTGTCTCATTATACAATCCTACTGATGTAAAATACGGTTGAAATTCACTTCCTGAAACATTATCTGATATTGACCCGGATGTGTCTTTTTTTGCAGATGGGTGTTGTGAAAAATTAAATTCATTCTCTTTTATATTACAGTGGTAGTTATGTGTATAAATAGGGTGCGATGCCTTCCATGCAATACTTCCAGAGAAGTAAGTAGAGTAATAGTCTGCTATAGTCGGGTTAGTTAGTATAATTAATCCGTGAGAATATATTACATTTCCTACTACTCTTCTATAGTCTCCTGCTGATCCGCTTAGTAGTATATTTCCATTACCATCATCGATTAATTCTACACCCCAGGGTACACTATATATTGATCCAGAAGATGTTAAGTCACTATCTGTGCTGTTTAAATATGTACCTATATACTTTGTAGGGTCTGGTGCACTATTCGAACTAGCACCGCCTTGATAGGTTTCATCATTATCTTCAAAATAACCTTGGGCATCATTAAATTGTGTTGATCCGGTAGCGTAGTTATCCGTAGCATAATCGGGTATGGTTCCGGGTTTTAGTAATATACTGTTAGGCTGTATATTAGTTCCTATAAGATTTCTCGGTATAGAGATAACGGTAAATTGTCCTTCATCTCTTCTTTGTTGAGAAGTATAGCTACTTTGTAAGTAATTTTCTACAGAAGATCCTGATATGTCGTAACTACTTGTTGAAGGTTCTGCATTCTCAAATCCAGAATAATATAGGTGTTTAATACTTCTGTAGACTAAATCTTCGTAATGTTCATAGTCGGTACCTACTAACCTCTTACTACTTCCTGTAATATTAAAAGCTGTTGATCCTGATATACCCACATATGTTTCAACTCCAAGTTCGTCGTGTTGTGAACCAGATGCTGAAAATTGTTTATGCGCTGTATAGGATGTTATAAATGAATCCTGTTTGTTTAATTTCTTGTAGCCGCTCATTCATTAATAATCAAGTTTAATTCTAACCAATGCTTCTTTTGTAAAGTCTTTTAATAGAGGTTTAGAAAGTTTTGCTACTCCTAAACAATCATTTGTATCGTTATACAGCCCTACTGTTGTGATATATGACTGAGGATTATTTATCATAGAATTATGTCTAAGTTCTCCTGAACCGGATATATTAGAAGGGTTATTTGAATAGTTAAATTCACTGTTTCTAACTCTAACAAAAATGTAATTTGAAGAAACTGTTTCTTCCGCATTCATTTTGAAAGATCCGCCAGCTCTAATTGCATTATATAGTATACCGTTATTTGCTCCGTTGTTATCACTTGATCCTGTTAGAACTGCTAATGGACCTATTTCTGTATCAAGTGCTTGTGCGTTTAGTATTATTAATCCAACATCTGGTAAAAACTTACCGTAAGAGCCTGCTGTTGGAATACCTGTTCCTCCATCGTGACTTACACCGTTAGATCCTGATATAATTTCGTACTCTCTTCCTGCATCGGTATATGTTACTGTAGATACCATTCCGCTATTGTCTGTTAATACTCTAGTAGAAGATCCCGAAATTAATGTAAGGTTAAATGTACCTGGTAGTAATTTTTCTTTGTACCTAGCTCTATCTAGCGATATAGCGAATATACCTTTTTGTGAAACTTTTCCGTCAAATTTAAAGTCTGATTCTTCATCTCCTAATACTAATGAGCGATACTGTCCGTAAACTGTTGCTGAAGGAGATTTTCCTGATACGTTTGTGTTAAATAGTGACGCTCCTGCTCCATCTTTATGTCCATAGGCTATTGAGTACTGTACTTCTGCATTGTTAAGTTCGGAGCCAGTTTGGTATACGTTTAAGTAGTAGTCCCCACTTGTAGAGGAGTCTTGGGTGGACGAAGTAAATGCTGCTGTTAGGTTGTAGGTTCCTGTTGACCATAACACTGATGAGATAGAATCTGCACTTACTACTATATCCTCGTTATCAAATTTTTTAAATGACATATCTTATTAGTTTGTTTTAGTAATTGTTATTGGAATAGTAATTCTAGCTCCACTGTCTCTTCCTATAATTGAAATAGTACTTGAAAGAGCTGTATTGGATGTACCGAATAATGTGTTGATAGTTGTACCAGTTAAGTTAATCGATGTACCTACTACTGTTTTAGATACATTAGTACCTAGAGTAGTACTTGCATTTAATCTATCTGCTTCTGCACTATTAATACCTACTCCTGTAAAGTTGGATAGTAGTCTAACATCTGCAATAGTTACAGTGTACCCGCTGGATTCAAACGCTTGTGATGCTCCTAGGTAGTTAAGTGTCTGTGGAGTGATTGTTAATGCTGCTCCTTGTTTTAATGTTATAGAGGCGAAACCTGCTTCTAATATCGGTAGTTTAGCAGTTCCTCTAGGTAGAGTAGCAAGTTTATATTTCATTACTTGAGTTTCATCTGCAAATGCTTCTAGTAGAGGCATATTTTCTACTGCTTCACCGTAGAATGCTGAGCCGGATGGATGAGAGGGATTATAAAGTGTGTAATCTATTTCATCATCAGCTAAAGCAAATTGTGTTATTTTAAAAGAGCCATCTCCTCTAGCTAGTAACTCTCTTCCTTTTTTTGTAAGTATTGCATCGACTGTTACGACACCGTTGTTTAAATATCCCATTTGTTAATGTTGTTTATTATAAATATATTAATTTAATCTTTTCTACCTAGTCTTAATGTTTAAAGTGTACCGTCTTGTGATCCTGTTACGTATGTGTTAAATATAAACCCTTGGTTGTTAGTTTCTACTATAATCATCTCATCAGGAGCATCTTTTACTTTGTCTGGGTTTAGTACAAATTTTGCATTAGAAAAAGGTATAACCCTATTACCTTGTAGGTCTATTAGCCTATCTCCTGATGCTAGTGAAATTATGTGGTTATCATTGGCACTATCACCTGCGTCCAAATTGGCGTTTCCATCTGGTCCTCTACCTCTTAGTACCTGTACTGTTTTTACTTCTCTTATTACTGTCCCGCCGGCATCGTACTTTGTTGATACCGATATAACCTGCATATACTCTTTCTTTTCTGATAGTCCTGAACCGGATTCAAATGAAAGTAAATCTCCTGGTAGTATTTTCTGACCGTATCCTTCTACAAATATATCAAAAGTGTGTGTTGCACTCCCTTCTATTTCATAAGCATTTGGACCGGTATAAAACTCACCTACGTTTCCAACTCTTGTTGCTGGTTTATCTCTGACGCCTGTAAACGATATCTCTTCAAATGCATTTTCATATTCTTTTCTTAATCCGTCTGAACCTGATATACCGTTTAGTAAGCTGTTTATATTTAACCATGATCTACCGTAAGCTTGTGTGTTATCAAAGGAACTAGATATAGAACCTTCAGTCAACCTCAATACATTAATAGTTTGGGCGTTTATAGCAGAATCTATTCCACTGAATTCTTCTTTGGAAGTTTTAGATCCTCTATACCTTGCATTAGATACACCTATTGATGTATAGTTAGAATCTTGAACTTCAGCAGGTTCTGCGTAAGGTGTAAACTCTGGTGTTGCGTACCTTACTTCGGTATAGTTTGTTGTCTTGTCTAACGATGTTATCGTTCCTATAACTCTCTTAAGTGGTGTTGCGCCACTGTAGCTTATTCCTGGGCTATTAATTACTTTTATTCTGGTGTATATAAAATCACCATAGCTACCAGATGGAATTACTTGTCTATATGGGTTGATAGTCTTTAAATAACTACCGTCAGTATATTCTACTAGTGCTAATGTATGTGTTTCGCCAGTACCGGAGAAGTTACTCTGTGGGTTAATCTCAAGTTTAACTGTAAAGATGTGGTTATATTTCTCCTCGGGGTCTTTTAATATTACTGCACCGTTTACGTTACCTAGTGCGTTTACAATTGAGTCCCTAGTTACAGAGACCTCTACCTCTGTATCATTTCTAAATGGAGCTGGTGCTGTGGTAACAGTACTTTGGCCAGCGGTTGTGTTAAATACTGTATTATTTACAAATGAATTATGGTCCTCATCGTCAAATCCGATCCTGTTAACTTCTATTCCAACTGCTGCGTTAAAGTTAGAAGGGTGTACAGTACCTGCAGATCTATTTAACTTATACCTCTTAGTACCTGTTCGAATGTCTTCTGAATTACTTATCAATACGTTATAATCATTGTTATAAAAGTTTTCTGAAATAAATGGATCAAATACAACAGATGATGATAAGCTTGAAGATATATCGGCAAATGTAAGATCTACATTATCAATAAAGAAGTAGTTGCCTTTTTTTGTTGCTGATATCTTTTTAAATGAGCTGAAATCTCCTGAGCTTGTTATTTTCATTTTTAAACTCTGGAGGTTCTGTAATGTAGGCACTACGTCAATACCTCCAATAGCATTTTCATGTACCGTAAGAGCTCGTACTATGTGGTCTCCAGACAATGAATCTACATTATAGAATGCTCTAATTTCTCCATTATTTGGGTTTGTGTTTGCAAATTGTGTTATGTTAGCCATATTACTATTCTATATTATTTTTCTTTACTTTGTATTGTGAGATAGTATACCGTTGCTTATGTATGTACGACATTTTTCTACTGTAAGGCTTACTACCTTTTGTTTAGCCCCTTCTTTTATACTCCTTATTGTCTTTCCTGATGCTTTCTGTTCTACTTTTATATCTCTTAAGGCAATAAATTTACTTTCTTCTTCTATATACACTCTATGTCCTGGTGTAGCTATAAGTACTGTTCCATCTTCAAATTCAATTTCTAGTGTTTCTTTTTCTGTTGATGAAATTTCTTTACGTATAACTATATCTTCAAACCACTCTAATGTATCTTCATGTTGAGTCCTAATAATATCTCCAACCTGCAACTCTTCAGCTAGTTTCTGTTTACCGGTTTTCATTAAAATATTGGTGTCCATACTAACACATAGTTCCTCCTGTTCCCAACCTTGAGCGTCAGAAAATATGTAAGTGTAACCGTCTTTGGTAATTTTCTTATTGAAATTTCCAAATCGTGAGTTATTTCCAGAATTTTCTGTAACGATGGCTGTAAAAACATTACTGTTCCCTTTTCCATAAGTACGATCTCCATTCACTGAATAGTATGGGTTGTATGCTTGAAGCCAACCACCTGGTGCTAGTACTTGCATTTGGTAGTCCGTGTTACCTACGTATGATCCATTGTTTTTTGCTCTTACATAATAAGAACTTGTTTGTGCGTAACCGGTTACATTAATATAGGTTGGTGGTGTATTTCCGTTGGATGCGTTTTCCCAATCATAATCATATTCTGGTTTGTGTATTACGGATGCTGTGTAGTATGTTCCTACGTTACCGAAGGTATCAGTAAGGTATATGTACCCAAATACAGTATTACCGTAATCAACGCTAGAGAAATCTTGATTTATATAATCGTCGAATACAACACTTGATGTACCTGGTGTTGCTGATGATGCGCTTACGTATGTTGTGGTTGCTGTTCGTTGAGTTGCACCAGTATGATTACCATCAAAAATTACTGAGACTGTACCGTTAAAGTCTACAGAGTGGTTTACATGGACTTTATATCTAGCAGTGTAATTTACAGACTGTGTTAGTAATAGTACACCGCTTTCTCGAATTGCAAAGTATCCTGAATATCCTGATGGTACTGCAACTTGTTTAGGTATTACTTTACCGTGGTGGTGGCTTGCTGTATGAACTGTTGATTCTGGTGATACGTTCCCTACTGCATCTCTTAGTTTAACACTTAGTGTAATATCGTCTCCATCTGATAAGGTAGAACAGTTTACACTTCCAAAAACGGATGATTGGGCAGCACCTAGTGCTGTATGAACTTCATTACTACTTTCATCTGATGCAGTTACTATCAGTGTAGTACCTACCTCGCAGTTATATACTCTGTAAGGAACGGAAGTAACGTTGTTGGATGTTATTGAAGAATTATACCATGCTGCTGAAGGGGCTAGAGGAGCAGTATTGTCTAATGTACTACAGTTCGTTATACTGAGTATAGTTCCATCTGTCTCTATCTCCATGGCAAATATTTCTACTGTATTACCTGTCTGTATTGCTGCGCTATAGAAATCACCTGATCCATTTCCTTGAAAAACTGAAGCACCGTTAATATCTAGATAAACTTTATCACTTCCGTTTGCTAAGGGTGGTGATGTGGTACCATTGTGGTAGAATTGATATGCATCTGATACAAACGTGAAAGCTCCACATGCAGCAATATTAGTATTATACTCTGTAGGGTTAAGGCTATCCATTATGTATAGTGACTCTAATACATCGGCACCACTTTGCTCTACTGAGGTTATATTAAATTTTGTTACCGGGTGAGATAGATATTTAAATGGATTATTAGCATTTAATTCTCCATCAGTTACAGTAATAGTAGAGCCTGATAGTTCTCCATTATATTTTGGAGATTCATCTGCTATATTTTTTGTAATGGAACCACTCATAGTTTTCACTTCTTCGTTATAAAACGTAGTAGCGTTATGTCTTATGTTAGTTCTTGATTTGTTTTTTCCGCCGCTCCAATAAGGGATAGGGTATGAACTAGAATGTAACATGAAGGTTGCCATTACACTGTTTAAGGAAGATGGGTTATTTGCCACGTTTCCTGATGTTCCAAGCTGTTTTTGTGTTATTCTTAAAGTATCTCCGTCTTCAAATTTAGTTACAATTTCTAATTCAAATCTATACTTTTGCGCATTAGAACTTTCGATAGCATCTCTAAATGCTAATGCTTTTGTTGCTGCTGAACTACTTACTGGGATTACCACTCCTACATTGGAGCTGTAAATGTCTCCGGTTGTTCCGGCATTTCTTACTTGGTAAGATTTTGTTAAAACAGGTAGAACGTTAGAAGTAAGGATTAAACATTGATTCGCAGCAGTTGGAGAGTAATCAGAATACTTAAATGTAAGTTCTGTAGTTGCTGCTGTAGGTTCTTCAATAATAAAACCATTTAGTGGAGTATAGAATTTATGTATTTCTTTTTTAACTCCTACAGAACCTGATTGTTCAAATGCTGCTAGTATTACATCGTTTGGAAGTGGATCAAAAACGTGGTAATCGTTACTGTCATCAAATCTGGCGGACCATCTACTGCTTGAGTTTTGTAGGTTATAAGCTATACACACTAGGTTTGGGTGATGTATATTAGCATCAAATGAAGTGTTTCCTGGGAATCTATTATCAATTGACTCAGAGCTGAACATTACATAGAAGTCTTGATGTATACTTGTGGTTGATCCTGTAGGATGTATTTCGTAGGGTGTACCTATAAACTTATCTTTTATAACTGGATCTGTACCTATTATATTTCCTGGTTTGTATACTTCTTCTATATCATACTCAGTTCCATCTGGATGATAAAATACTGTACCCTGTGGTACTATTTCACCGTAGTCTACTGATCCAGTAGCAAAATTTATATGAAAATTGATATCTGAATGTCCTCCTACCTTACCTGGGCTAAAATCAACAGGTAGTCCTTTTAAGTGTTTATTTTCCGGTAATACTTTATCATTGTATACTCCTGCTGAAGAACCTGTTACAAATGCTGTATCTATGCTTGCTGAGTAAGTATTGTCGGTTCCTTCAACAGAGGGTGATTTAATTTTAGATCTCTCTAACTTATGTGGCTGTATGATAATACCTACATCTAAATTTGCATTAGAAGGTACAAAATCTTTAATCATCTTAAAGAGTACGTTATCGTAAAATTTAAAAATACGTACAAAATCTTTTAAGTTATAATTTAAATATTCTTTTCCTAGATCCGGAAAAATATTATACTTCAGTCTCTCTAACGTGTACTTATACTTATCATCAGGTGATTCATAAACATCCTTATTAAGGTCTCTAGGATCTCCAATCCAATCATCTAGACTAAATTGCGAAGATTGGAAGGATGGTCTTATTAGGTCTGTTTGTTCAGTAATGTATTTATTTAATACTGTAGAAGGTGAAAATCCTACTTCTACTTTTCTTGACTTATTTATGTTAGTAGACCTATTATCTCCTGCTGGTGCTTCTAATGTTATTGACCTATTTCCAGTTAGTACTTTGCCGTCTTCTGGGGTTGTGGATTTTACGGTTACGCTCTTTATAGAAGATGTATAGGTATTTTCTGGTCCAAAATATATAGAGTCTTCCTGCTGCCCAAATGTTTTAATTGTTAAAAAATCTTTAGGTATACCAAAGCAGTTTATAAGTGCTCTTAGTCCTCGTTCTGTACCTTTGGATTTAAGTAGAAGCGGTATATTATGGTAAAGTCTTTTGTATACACTTGCTTCATAATCTTTTGTAGATATAGACTTATTGGTAGAAGTAATACCTCCTGTGAATGCGGTTGACATTCCTCCGGATATTTTATCTACTCCATAAAAGCTAGACCCTGTTACCCATGCTAGATTTCCTTGCGGACCTGCTATTGTTTGTTTTATTATTATCTCTCCAGCTATGGATGATGATTCATAAGTAAATTCTGCACCGTGACCATTATTACTCTTTATAGCGTTACTAAATCGATACTCTCTTGTTGTTGCTGCTGTATACGTCGCTGGTTCCCCTATATAAAATAGTGTATTACCTGTTGTTGCATCAATTGTAGATGTTTTTGATATATCGTTAGTCGCTTGGTATGTAATTGTTGTTCCTTGTACAGAGGTTAAAGTAAGTGTCATATTACTGTCTGCAGTATTTGAATCACTTCTAAATCTTATAAAGCCACTTGCAAACTCTGCTTCAACAAAAGGACCTGCGTAGTGGTTTATTACTTCGCTTTGACTGCCGCTGTCGTATGTATCCTGTATAATGTAGCTGAACAAATCGTTTGCACCTTCAGTAGAATTGTATAGTTTTAAACCCATACTCTTTACTGCTTCTTGTACTAAGTCTTTAGATATACCATAATCTAACCTGTTGTCTGTATCATATTTATCTGTTAGAGCTTTAGTATATATCCATAAGTTATCGTAATGCTGACCGAGCATATGGGTGAATGTAATAGCTGCTTTATTATTATCATCGTCTGCTATATATCCTGGTAGAAATCCGGTTAACAGATCTAGGTTTCTTGCATCATAAGCAGATGCAGATGATAACTGTTCGTTAAACCATGTTACCGATGATGTGTTGTTTATCTCTAAATTTATATAGGGTTTATCATCATTAGATTTAGGCCACGATTTAGATCCACTTTCATAGTATAAGAACCTTTCATAGTGATCAAAATTATTTACTATTCCGTCTATTAGATTCTTTGTTGCTACTATACTTCCGCTTGCTGCTGTTGTATTAGGATTGTTAATTCCCTGTTCTGCAAGTAAGTCACTCTCGTATGCTTCTAGTAAGCTTACTTTATATTTAAAGTTTCTGAGTCTTTCTTCAGCAGAAGAAAAGTGAATAAAGTTTTCGTATTCTCTATGGTCTATGCCGATGTTTGCACTCTTTTCATTTATGAGTGAAAATAATTCTTTATTAGAGTTACTAGACTCATAGCTAAATAAATCGTTTAATTTAAAGTACTCTGTAGGTGTACTGTCTTGAGTCTCTAATTCTACGGAAAAGTTTGCTTGTCTTAGTTTTGGAGGCTGTCTTTCTTCTTCCTCTATATCCGGTATAACTAAAGTAGCTATTGAATCTGATATTTTTTCTACTAGTTGAACCTCACTCTTAATATCGTATTTATCAGGTAATGGTTCATATAACCTCAGTGCAACTGTGTATTTATTATCTAGTTGGAATGTATCTATATTTGTTATTATCAGAAGATCATTATCCCCCATGTTAAGAGAAAGTTCTTCAAAGTAACTTTTACTCTGTATCTTTTCTTTTAGTTCATCTGTTTTGTTAATTAGGTCGTTTACCTTTATCTTATCAGAGTATAGTAGAACTTCTTTACGGTCTGTTGATATACTGTGTATATATAAATCTTGCTTACCGTTACCGATTGTAAATACATCGTTTAGAAAGTGAAATAGTACTTTTACTTTAGTACGTGCAAATCCTTGCTGTATGGCTAGTTCAGCAGGTTTTAATTCTATTTCTGTTGATTTTTGATCTGCTGTAGGTATACTTAGATTCGGGACCGGTAGTGAGTAGTTATACGAAGAGTACAGTCTATAGTTATTTACCGTATAAAAATGAGTTTCAATATAATGCTTATTAAAGTCAAACTCCTTATTAACTTTAAAATTATCTATTAAGTTAAGATCTTTACTTGAGTATTGCTCTACATCAGGTAGGTTATTAGCAATAATATCTTGTGAAGTGTATGTTACTTTAGCCATTTACTTTTTTTATTTTAATCTATTTCCTACTCTATCTTAACCTGTATCCAACTTCGGTTTCAGCTTCAGGATCGTTATATGTTATAAGTCTGAAAACTACTTTGTTATTCATGCTTCCTGTTTTATTTGCTGCTTCAACAATTGCATCAGCTTTGTATCCCGCTTGTTTTAACTCTTCTACAAAAAAGTCTAGTGTCATTTCCTTTGATTCTCTTGCTGTTGACGGTATAAAGTAGGTACTATCCCCACCTCTTCGTGATCTCCAGTCTCCTTTATCTGATGCATTTTTTCCGAACAACCAATAGAATTTATTTCTGTAGTTAACTGCTATCGCTCTAGCCCATGATGGACCTCTATGCCATTGGAAGAGATTAATAGTGTTATCATGTTTCATATAGTTATATGCTCGACCTAATACCTGGTTGCCGTCTTTAAATATAGTGGTAAGTTCTTTTACATCTGATTGTATTGATGCTGCTTCTGCTGCTTCTGCTGCTTGTTCATCTGCTGTTGCTTGTGCTTCTGCTTGGGCAGCGGCTGCTTCTTGTGCTGCTTCTGCTGCACTGTTAGCTACTGTGTTAGCGGTTTCTAGTGCAACAATATTAGCATTTGCTGCTGCTAAATCTGCTTGTAGTAGAGCAACTTTTTCTACATCTTCATAAGATGTTTCGTTACCTGTTGCTAATTGTATCTCTAATTCAGCAATTCGCCTATTTCCATCTAATATCTGCTGTCGTAGTTGTGCTACTTCATCGAGTAGTGGTTGAATTGATTCTAACTGTCTATCAATTTGGTATAGTTCCGAACTTTTTTCAACTAGATACTGGTGACTGTCTCTTTCTCCTTCAACCGGTATTAGTAAGTATAGTTTGGAGTATAGCCTAAAGAGCTCTTCAACTGTATCAGGATCTATAATAGGTTCAGGTTCTTTAAAAAAAGTAAACTTACTATCGATAGTGTTCTTAAATGAACTCTTATCAAATACTGTTTTTGATATTTTTACTTTTTTACTATCCATTTCTTACAATCTTAAAGATTTGGTCATTATCTATTACTACATCTGTTCCGTCTATTTCTGATTTTATTAATACTTTATAAAATCTCTCTGGTTGAAGACCGTCTAAGTATATATCAAAATAGTTAGATTTATTATCACAGCTTAGTTTAGTAAACGTAGTGTCAAAATCTACTATCATTTCCTCTGTAAATTCATCTCTAAGTCCCCAATACGATGCAGTCGGTAAAGCATAGTTTACAGTGTATGCAGACGATGTAGTGAAGGTTCTAGTTGGATAATTTGGTCTTGAATTTACTCTAAATCGTACCTTTCCTTCGTCTGCGTATTTACCTTTATTATTTTTTAAAGTAATAACTGCATCTGAATCTGTTAATGTTGGGAGTGAACCAGAATCGTGATTAAAGTCGTCCCATTTTAATTCTAAATATGGTGGGTATATTGTATTTGTGTCGCTGGAGTAATATTTTAATCTTATAGATGCTGATGTAAAGTTTTCGTAAGTATCTTCTACTTTAAGTAATAGCCCATTATTAGCTAATGGACTTCCATCTTTAGTCCATTCAGTAACTGCATTAGTTACATTTAAATCTAAATCATAAGGTGTAGTTTTGTCTAATGTCTTAGATGCACTAACAATAACACCGCTATTTGTACCTACATAATCTCCACCTGCAGATGACCAGTTAATACCTGAGTCACTTGCTGTCCAAGAACACCCACCTTTACTCTCTGGGTTATCTCCAAGCTTACCTAATCCTTCTCCCCATGCTCTTGTAAGTACATGACTTTCCACTTTAAAGCTAGTAGGTATTTCAGATGCAAAGTTTAAGAAGCATTTTAAGCTGGCAGAAAAGTCTGAGCCTCCTGCTTTATCTGTTAATACTTCTTGTATGTCTTCTGTTTTAAACTCAATTAACGCTCTAGCAGTAAACCCTGTTCCAGAAGATGGAAATCCACCTATTTCTAGTAACTCATCTCTACCGGTATTCTTATACGGGTATTGAGAGTAAATTGTTGAGTCTTGAGTAGGAAAAATTCTGTATAGTGCCATTTTTATAATGTTGTTATTCTACCTTGAATATCATTGTCTGGGTATTTTATTTCAAATACCATAGGATCTAATGAAGGGAAAATAATATTATCTTTCATTGCTCCCGGTATATCGTAATCATACTCAGAATAGCTACCTCCGGTTTTGGTTGTTATCTTAATATTCTGTACTGTTTGAACTCCTTTTATTCTATCTAGTAATGTGTAGACTGTTGATAGGTTTATCGGTTGATTAATTAATCGATTTGCTGTTCTAAAATAATTTTTCAACGCTAAAGAGCAGTTAAATAGCACTTCTCTAGAATTGTAATTAGGTAGTGATATTATATCATAATCAATACCTATGTTTATAATGTAAGCATCTTTAATATCAAGAGAATCTGTTAGCATCATATACGGTGCAAGGTAGCCTTTTAGGTTTTCTTTAAGTTGAGTTGAAGCTTCTGTTAGTTTATAGTTATTATCATATGCTAAAACATATAGACAAACATTAGTACTATCAATTTTATCGTAGCTTTTTGCATTACTTGTTGTAACTATGTCTGGTGTTGTAACAAATGATTTAGCTATTGCTCCTAGATTAGGGGTCATAGTTAAAGCTCTAAATGCATAATCTTCTTTAGTTACTAACCTACCTTGTTCTGCAAAAGCTTTAAGAGAGTTCTGTCTTACTTCTTCTGCTGAATCTCCGTCTTTACCTCCGGTTGCAGGTTTTGGATTATTATAAGACAATGTACCTGAGTAGGTATTATCTATTGCTGTAAATGTAGCATTTGTTGAAGTTGTAAGTGTATTTGCTTCTACATTTGATTCAACTCCTCCACCTCGTAAATACCTAACTGTTAGTACGGTGCTAGATGGTGCTATACCGTAACTATCTGTGTATAAGAAGTTGGAAGGATCATATGCATAATCTAGTCTACTTATACCTCCAGTGAATGGAGAACCAATATTTGTCGGATTAGGTACAACAGCTGTATTCTCTGTTGTTGGTGCTCCTGATCCGAATTGTACTTGCATTTGATTATTAGACTTTAATCTTGTTACAAACCTTCTCGGTACATTAATTAATGTTAGCTGGTCTTCTGATCCTGTTATATTTGTAGTTTCGTATACTGTTTCTTGACCTAAATACGGTACCTCATACCATTTATCTCCATTACTGTCTATTATATCAAGTACACCTATTATATTAATGTCATTTATTTCAAAAGTAAAGTTCTGCTGGTGTCCTATTACTTCTACTGTTTTAGTGGCTATCTCTCCTGCAGTTGCTTTTACTTTTTTTGTAAGTATAAATTCCGAAGGATTATCTCCCATTAATGAATAAATTGTAACATCTGTAGGGTCATAGGAACTAGAAAATTTAAAATCAACTGGTTGATCAATTATAAATTTCTGTTTTCCGTATTCTAGTTGAACGTTACCGTTTACAGTTAAGGCTTGATCCCAGTCCGGTATATAAGATGCTCCTGTTGCTGCGACACGTTGTGATACTTCGATTTCTACTGAAGATGCTCTTGTTGCTCTTGGTCGATACCCCATCATGTAAGCTAGTGTGTATAGGTTACTTGGATTTTGAGCGTACTGCAGATATGTTTCTTGAAGTTGTGAGTCTTGGTAGAAAGATAATATATCTCCTACATAAGCAGACATTTCCATAAACATCATACCTGGTGACGTTGCAGAGAAGTCATTATAGCTGTCTGGGAAATAGTTTTTAGACATCTCTATTAACTGCTGTCTTAAGCTGTTAAAGTCTTTGTCTGTATATTTTATACTAATATTTTGAGCCATTTTTATACTATATTAATTAAGATTTCATCCTCTAAGTCTGTTCCTACTATGGCAAACTTTAAGCCAAACTCTATTGTGTTATATTCTGTTTTATTATTTAGAGATAAGTCTAAAATATTAAGTTCAGGGAAATAATTTACTAATGCTTCTCTTATTAATATTTCGATGTCTTCTAAGTTTTCAACAGTAGCGTTTTCAAAAAGCATACTTCTAAGCCCTGAACCAAATGTAGGTCTAAGGTATCTTTCACCTTTCCCTGTTAGTAGGTAGTTTATCAAATTTGCTTTGATAGCATCAACAGATTGATATGTAGAGTTAAACACAGCATTACCTGAGAAAGGTATTGCTACACCTATTGCTTTTCTAGGTTGTAAATCTAACGGATTAATCTTTTTTGCGTCAAATGCCATTTACTCTATATTAATTGTTTTTCTACATCTTTACTATTAGATGCTTTAAATACCTCTCCTGCTTTCTTAACAAAGTCTAAAGAACTTATATCTATTCCGGGTGCCGGTCCTCCTTGTAGTCCCATTTGAGATGCCATACTAGTTGCCATGTTAGGACCTCCTTGTACCATGTTAGATGTTCCAGAGAATACGTTTTTGTATTCTTCATTAGTCATCGTAGACTTAGTCATTCTTAACATCTCATCTAGAGATGCTTTACCTGTTTTTGGTACTACTGTTGGTTTCTTTGTAGGTACTTTTTGAGTACTCACTGTCGCCTGTGGTGTACTGGGGTTACTTGCGATCTTGATTGCCTCGTTCATTACTTCTTGTAATTCTGATTTAACTGCAGATCGTACTTCTTCCCTGATTATTTTTCTTAGTTGATCTAGTTTCATATATATAAATAGTTATGTTATGGAAGTTGGTTATTAATTCTAAATTTTATTTCGTCTATCAACACTCTCGTTGAAGAACTAAAGGATTTAGGGCCTTTTAGTACTGCTATATTAAAAGAATCATAGACTACAGCGTAACGACGTTTTGCGTAACTAGGTGAGTCTTTATCTTCTTCAATTTTTATTGTGTATTCTTTTCCTGATGATGGTTTGGTATACCCGTATACTGTTCCGCCGGCGTCATCTGTAGATTTTTCGTCAAGTAGACCTACATTTGACGGTAAGTTTTCTATTACAGACATAATATGGTCTTTTTGATCTTGAGGTAATTTATCTACACATGTAAATAATTTAAAGTCTAAGCTCATTAATTTTGCTTTAACTGGTGTCATTGTTGCTAATGCAGAGTTTGTTACGTATTTAATAGCTTTCTGATCTTGCTCTAACATCTCTACTATCTTACATGCTATATTTAACAGCTGGGCTAATCTATTCTGTTTTCCTACAGAAATAGAATATATCACACCACCACCTGGTCCGGAGGTAATCCAATAAGTACCTGGAACTGGTAGCATTTCTAGTAATGTTATAATTATTTTTGCTGCTTTTATCGGAGGATCTAATTTATCAGCAAATGCTGCTATAGGTTCAATCTTCTTTTCAACTAATGTAATCTTATTAATTAAAGAATCTCGTGTCTTTAGTATATTTTCTAATATAGATAAGTCTGGGCAGAAATTACCTAGTAGCTCTTGAAGTACTTTAGCTATTAACTTAGTTACTTGTGCCATAATAAGCCCTTCTAGTTTACCTATTAATTTGCCTATAAAAAGGCCTAGTTGCGATGGAGGGATAGTACACGGCATTATTCTACGAAGGTTTTAGTTGATTTCAGATTTGACTTCCCGCTTGGGTTTATAAGAGATTGTTGTTGTTCTAGTCTCACTAAAGACGACATACCTTCTTTTACTAAACTTACTACTGGTCCTCCTCCGTTTGAGGCTGCTTGCATAGCGTTACACATAGATTTAAGTATGTCTATGGTATCGCTAAGAAATTGCTCAACCTCGTGACCTTTCATCACCGGTTGTTTCTTTTCGTTATTATATTCACGTGCTTTAGATCCTAAAAATATTTTAGGTGCGTCTATACATAGATAGTCGCTTGCGTCTACGTTTACTGTGTTTGTATTTATTCCTACTGATTTAGCACTTGATATTAATATATCATCTGTCTTAGCATTAAAGGTTAACCTTCCTGCATTTAAAACTACCTGTTCTCCTTGGTATTTAGTTGGTGAGTCTGGTACATCATCATAGCTATCCCTTTTTGAATTAGCTAGTGTAATTGGTATTATGTGATTAGATGTTAAATATATAGATGAAGGATCCTTATCTATATTCTCTATTAGATGGTATATACCGTTTTTGTTTAGATTTGTATTAGTCTGTCCATTACTTATTAGAATAAACGGGTCATTAATATTATCTTCATCTGTTAGTGGGTTTATTTCTGAAAGCCCTCCTGACATACGTATAGACTGTGCTAATCTACCTTCTATAATAGTATCCCCTGGATATGGTTGTAAAGGAGCGATTTCTGGGTTTAGATTTACTCCATCTTGAATATCTACCTCTGCGTCTGCGGCATCATATACCGGATAAGCATTGACATGGGGATGATTAAATATCTTATAAACTGTCTGGTAGTAATCTACATCGTTGTCTCCTGAAGTGCTTATTATTTTGTTTGGACCTTTAATTAAGAATACTATTTCATTCTTTAGTGGGAGTGTAGTTATGTTAGGATTTAACGGATGGGCGAAACCTGTAAATGCTTCTTCTCCAGATTCAGAACTATCATGAGACAGTCCTAGCTCTCTATAGAATATACCTCCTACACCTGCTGCTTTTCCAGCGAGTTCATATCTTGGATGATCTTTATCTACTATTACGTCTATAACCCTAACAGGCTTACTCAGTGTATCAAATTCATCAGTCCCTAAGTCCGGTCCTTTTTTACTCATGACTTTACTCTTCTTCTTTATCGTTACCCTCTTGTTTATCTACTAACTCTTCTTGGATATCTTCTGATTCTTCAAGTAGTGATTGAAGGTCTTCGAAGTTAAACATATCCTCTCCACCACCTTTAGTTTGAGCTATTTCCATTCTCTGTATAATGGTAGCTAGTTTAACTAGTGCATCGTCATTTTTAACACCTATCTCCATATACTCTTTAATCATAGGTACTATTAATGTTGCATCGCCAATGTTTTCTATTAGAGGTTTAAGTTCTCCAATAAGTGATTTCACTTGAGATTTTGTCTCTTTTGAGTTATCGTAGATTTCACCAAAAAGATCAGATAATGATTTACCTTTAAAAATTTCTTTATCAGTACTCATACGTTTTTATATATAAATAGATTTAAAGTTCTTTTGTACGAATTAAACCTACATCATTATATTTATCAAATAAAACATAGAAGTGTGTTTTTAACTTATTTACTACTTTAGTTAAGTGTGGAGTTTCACAATCCGTCATTTCCCTTATGTATATATACAGAGCTTTCTTTTTAAAGATATCTAAATCCTGTCTTGTTTTGAATATGGTTAAAATAGCATCTGCTATCTTTCTTTCGCTTTCCTTAGGGAAGTTATTTTCTAAGTCCACATATGCTTCTTCTACGTATGTATCTAGAAATTGGCTGAGTGATATAGAGTCTTCTTCGTTTTTCCAAAATGGAGTATCGTACGAGTCTTCCATATCATCAAAACTCCCGATCTTCTTTAACTTCTTATAATTTTTATTATTGTAATTTATTAACCACCTTTTTACTATAGTTCCAAAATAAGAATAAGCTTTTGCTCCATTATCCTTATCAAACTTCATAATCTTTTCTTCTAAAAGCATAGAAACTATTTCATGTTTAAGATCTTCAATCTTATCAACATCTGTATAATAAAATTTAAATGTATGAATTATATTCTCTGCTAGCTTATAGAACGGGTAGTATATATGTTCTGTGAATATTTTATTACGGTATTCGGTATCTATTGAAGAGTTATACCTGTTTATATATTCTTCTGTCTCTTTTGTAAAGTAATTAGCTTTTGATTTCTTTCTTGGCATAGTTTTCGGGTAGTTGGTACTTATCCAACTCTTTTTGTATCAGTTTTATATTTTCAAAAAAATAACCGACCTCATCATCAGACTTGAAAACCCCACGTTCGTCAAGATTGTTTAGGTGCTTTTGTGAATCTACTATTAAAGAAGAGACTTTTACCAGGTATTGCGATTGATTATTAGTAATATCTTGGTAATTCTCTACCTTTCTTAGTAGGTTATATGTAATATACGATAAAATTCCGGAAAAAGCAACTAAAATTGTTACTATTATGTAAAATGTTGTAGGATTCCAATTCATATTATAGGTTTTTAAGCATATTAGTTAATCCTGGTGAAGAATTTACTCTCTTACCAGTTGTTGATTTTGTTTTCTGTACTGAAGGTTTAGAACTTCCTCCGTTTCTTTTCCACATATCGTATTCTACTTTAGAAGCTAAGAAGTCTGCTGTATGTAGAACAGAGATAAGAGCTGTTTTCTGTCTAGATGATTCAACATTACTGAAAAAGTAAGCTTCATTAGCTTTATCAAACACTCCGTCATGACATCTTATACCTAAAAACTCTTTCTGGTCTACTTTTATTCCAAATTTCTGTAAAATAAACAAAGATCTGTCTGGTATTAACATAAATTGAAGATCTGGATTGTAAGTATACATTTCTGAAAGCTTATCTTGTCTCCATTTATCTGTCTGAGGAATATAATTCGGTGTATCTCCATCTCCTATCTTACCTAAATCATGAAAGAGAGCGGCAAATACCAATTGTTCTTCAGTATAATCTAAAGTACCTCCCATTTTTTCATATAATCTAGACTGCTCTACAGCATATTGTACTACTCTATTAACATGATCTACATATCCACCTGCAAAAGCATTGTGATACCAAGTCTTACCACTAGCAGGAGCCATTACATAGTTATCCTCCATATGCTTTAACATCTCTTTACAAGCAATAGCACGACCTCCTAAGTAGGTATCAATGATTTTTAAGTGTTTTTCGTAGTTTTTAGCAATCTGTTCAGCATTTAACATAGGTAACCTTTTTAAAATTATTATTATTAATAGTTAATTAAATTATTATTAAATATTATATTTATTTAAATATATTTTTTATTATATCTTATTAATTATCTTATATAACATATACAAGGTATTAAAAATTTTGCAGAAAAACAACTATTCTATAATATATTTTTCTATATATTCATCTTTTAACACGGAATACTCTCCTGCATCCCAAAATACCCTCATATAAATCGATATAGTATCCCCTATCATCTCTTCTGGAACTGGACCAACTAATCTTTTTGTAGTAAATCTACCCTCTTCATCATCTGAAAAGTAAATTCTAGTATCATTTTGTACTATCGGCAATACCATTCCTTCAAACTGACTTAAATAAACCACAGTATCTTGAACAGGTATAGGAAAACCATCATAAGTCTCCAAACCAGTATAAGGATTATACAATGGGATAGTAAAAGCAATACTATCTCCTAACACATAATAAGTATCTGTATCAAACTCAGCACTTACTACAGGTGCATCGTTATAATGATAAACAGGATTAGTACGAGATGCCTCTACATCTATAGCAAAATAAGGTAAATACTCACTAGTCCAATCAAGAACAGCGTGTGTATAACCGTTACTGTCTTTATAAAATTGAGTATACATATATGCATCACAATCACCTCCTATACAGGTGTTAGGTACCAATACATCTTTTTCACAAGAAAGAGCGAGGGCGAGTAAAAACAAAATGGCCGCCGCGCGAAACGCGCGCAAGTTGCCGCGAAGATTTATATCTAACATACCTCAAAGTGTTTAGCTACCCATCCGTACTTCTCTATACTCTCCTCAGCATAGACATCATCTCCATACATAAAGAAGGCATCAGCTTGATCTAACCATCTACAGGCAGTCTCTTTATCAGGTGCTCCTACAGACATTACATCTTTAAGAGCCTTCTGTTCGAAAGCCTTCTCTTCATCTATCAGTCTACTGTTTTCTTCTGATAGGTCATTTACGAAATCAGTTAACTCCTGGAAAGACCAATTATGGAAGTTATACCCTCTAGGTCTGATACCATATACGTCTTTGTATAAGTCTGAGACCCACATAAGGCATTCATCGAATTGACTTTGATTAGAAATTGAAAATGTGTTTGAATTTGTCATAACCTTTATCTTTTTATCTTTATACTTAAAGATACGAAAAATTAAGTTACTAGGCAACTAAAGTGACAGTTATTTATTGATTATTTGGTAAACTTCTTCTAAAATAAAGAGATCTTTGTATTGAACGATTTTAGCACATTTTTCATAATGCTCAACATTTACATAATGTTCTATCAAATCATCTAAAGCTAATTGTATCTCATCCTTTGAATAGCTTTTACCTATACGGAAAGCAGTCTCTATCTTAGTTAAATCTAATCTATTAAGATATCCATACATCTTATCGTAGTATTTACCTTTAATACCTGGTTCTGCCTTCTCGAATTGCTCTGGATACTTACGAGTATACATTAATACCATAAGTTTATAGTTCTCTAAGCCTCTTAATACCATACCCATAAGTACAAAGGGATTATCTAAGACATCATCATGTCCATGCTCTCTATATACCTCCTCATCCCCTTGTTCAAAGATGCTAAACAGCGTATGTGGGTCTAGTTTTTCCATCATTAATAAATAGCATGTTTGTATAGAGGTAAAAATTTTGCAAAAAAAAAATTCAATATTAGTTGTTTTTTATACCAAAAGTTCATATATTAATTTATATAACAAAGTATAGAGAATATAGATGAGTACTGGAGAAGATTTACTGTATATTGCATATGCTCAAGGTAAAAACGTAGAGCTACTTAAAAGGGTCGGAGAAATACGGTCGACCAAGCAAGGACAACGTAAAGATATGAACGAACTCATAGATATGGCATATCAAGAGCTAGTCAAAGAAGGAATACTCCAGTTAGACAGCCCATAGATAGCCTATGTACTACAAAATATATTAATGTTAAGAATAATACTTAAGAAAGGTGAGGACATTGCAAGAGCATTAAAGAGGTATAAACGTAAGGTACGTAATACAAAGCTATTAAAAGAGCAGAGAGAACGTAAACACTACACAAAACCTTCTGATGCCAAGCGTAAGTCTAAACAAAAGACGATCATGACTCGTAAATACAAAGATAAACATGAAGATTTAAACTAATGGATAATAGAGAACAAAATAAACAGTTAGGCAAACAAGTATTAGGTATGTTGGGTGATACCGTATTTGCTTTAATAGTAGGTGTATTGTGTTTATTTGTATTAGGTGGTGTTGTGAGTGCTATGTGGAGTATAATAGCTTAACATATATACATATATATTACTATATACCAAAATTCTATAGGAAGTATGCTAATAGGTATGGCAGAATCTTGCAGAGGACCAACCCTTTAGGGAACTTTACTGTCACTGTTCTATCACCATGATATCGACATGCCTTCACCCGGCCGGCAGGATACCGGACGAGTTAACGAAGGACTTAGGAAGGTTAGGCTATACCTTGGAATTGTTTATACGTTTGATTACATACTCTATACCTGCCCATATGCCTAATATAGATAATACTATAACACATGTACGTTCTGGATGTATAAAGATTTGATATAATATACCATTAACCAGTTGTATAAAGGCATAACCTATACCGTATACTATTATTATACCAGCTACTACCATTACAGCTCTTAGTATATTAACCATGGATCAATTTTTGTTTAGACACAAAGTAGATAAGACTATCTAGTGCCTTATTCATACCATCGAAGTCGTTATTACTCTTAGCCTCATCAAAACGTTGTTGATGTAGCTCAATCTTAGGCAAATAGCCGTCTGGGTATGCATTGAAGTTCTTACTCATAACCTTTATTTTATTTAATTAATACTTTCTCTCTCTATCTTATACCTTAATATACGAACCAATATGTTAATAAGCAACTTATACCGTACCTATTATACATCTCTCTAACTGAGCAATAGACATTGTATTCAATCCAGGTGTTGGATGATACAGCTTATCTGTTCTCTTACTACCATCTACTCTTCTACCAGATACATTAGCATGTTCACCATAACACTCCATGTAGTAGGCCTTATTCATATCCTCTTCTACTCTAATCAATAGACTAGCACCTGTAGAACTAAAGTTGTCACTGAAGATTGTACCTACCTTACTCTTTAAATAATCTAAATTTGTCATAACCTTTATTGCTTTATATACTAAATATAAGAAAAATAACCTTAGGAGGCAACTAATACCCCATAGGATTTATCTATCCTTCAACCATTATCATCTCATATAGCGGAAAGGAATAGTTAGTTCTCTGAGACATCATATCATATGTGTAACATTTAACCGTAGTAGGACCCAAAGAAGCTACATTCATACCACTAAAGCTATTCCAGATACTATAAGAGGACTTACCATCCTTATCTTTATAACAATGAATCTTATATACATTAGGCTCACCCTTCCATCCTTTACCATATGTAAAACTAATTCTCTCTTCATCATTCATTGACTTGATGATGTCTAACATAACCTTTGAACCCTTAACTTTGTCTGAATATACCATATAACCTTTATTTATCTTATTAATATACCTTAATATACGAATAATTAAGTTCCTAGACAACTGTTTGGTGGGTTATTTTCCTCTATATAGAAAAAAAAATATTGGAGAGGGGTGCATGCCTGATATAATTTACTTTCATTCCATACATTATATAGGTATTATTCTATACAAACGATATATCTCCATATAAAAATATATGTATATCAATATATTAATATATACGTTCTACTTATTAGATAGGCTTTAGGTGTAACGTAGTACGTTTACCCTTTATCTACCTTATTACACCGGTATCTCTCCATTGATCTATTGTCTAATGATATGTAGTATTGATCAAAGTCGTACACTCTCAGACACATGCTTTAGCATGCTTACATATATGCCTTAGGTGATGGCAGACCTCCGTAATGACACCATTCTTCTTCTTTAAGTTTGTTAGGTTGGGAGGAATCATTTGAGACGTTCGTCGAAAATGCGCGTGGCACCTTCGGTGGAGAGAGAAACGCCCCCTCCCCCTTCAAAGCTGTCGTATCAAAGCCCCATCCTTTTAATTGTTCTTTTATTGTCATAACCCTTATTTTAATTTAATATAGTATTATCTTATCTGTCTCTATTGAAGTTCTTCTTATATAGTCCTTTATAAAGCCTTCTTCTACTACATATGGTCTCCATAGTCCTATTGTTAAAGGTTTATAGTTCCATTCTTTATATTGTGTAAACTTCATATTAGTCTTCTATACATGTAGGCGGTTTACTTCCTGTCGGTACTGAGACATAATCATCTATACCATCTTCTATTATATCATCCATCCAATCCCATTCTCTATCGCTATTGATCATCTCTTTCGCATTTTATATATTAAGTACCCATTCCATAACACTAACACTACTATAGCTAATATCAAATCCGGTATTCCTTCTTTACTCATAGCTTATACTTCTTTACCTTATTTTCTATTCTCTTATCAATGTACTCTTTATCATAGCGTTTCTCTACAATGTTCAACCATAACTTAACATCTGCTATTTCGTCTTGTATCTCTAATGTATGTTCCTTCTTAGGTTTATTATAGTTCTGAAGTAATACTGTAGCTAATTCATTTAACTCCTCTATTAGCTTCAACGTTATTTTATCTTTAGTCATTTTATAAGGCATACCTCTTTCTTTAAAATTTCTTAGCCAATACTTTCCACTTATCAAAATCGGCTTTATTAATCATATAACCCCAATGTAGTAATGATTGTTGAATACGTGGACTTATATCCCAATTATTACTTTCATATATTTTAGAGTATATTCTATTTCTCCATCTACCATTTATTCCACAAAACTCTCTCCATCGTTGAATCTGTCTTTCATCATCTGAATGTCTTCTACCGTTATGATATTTTAAGTACCATTCAAACCAACCATATGGATCATCATTATGTATCCAACCCTTCTCTTTCCAATAGTCATAAGGCATGCCGCTCTTAATCTTAAACATATTCTTCTTCGCATCATATTTATCTCCTAAGTACTTTTCCGGAGATACATCTACTAATGTCTCTTGAAATAGAGATTGATAATCATAATCACCTTCTAAGTCTTTTGTACCGAAGTATGATCCTCCAAAGGCACCGCAATTAAGAATTCCTTTAGGAGTTAGTATAGGTTTAAATTCTTCTAGCATATTACTTATTTAAATTCGCGCGTGGCGACTTCGTCGAGGAGGAAAAACGCCCCCTCTTCTTAAATGCCTCACTAACAAACTTCTTTTTATTATTATTCATCTCATTATACACCTCCCAGTACAAGCTAGAGGTTTCTTCACAATATGTTCTACTCATTTCTCTTTGGTGTTTTGTTTTTCTTCCAACATTGTAGCCATAAGTTAAACCAAGCTATTTGTATATCTATTGCAAAATGGTATCTACCTATATTGTTTTGTTTGTAAATTTTTAAAACTAATCCAAAGTCAAGCCAATCCCAAA